AGCATTTCATCGTCCGAAAAAGTCAACCAGTCGAACGCTGGCCTGCGCAAAATCTCCATAAAAAACCTCAAAAAAAAAATTCGAATTTTCTCGTATTTTTTTTTCTTGAACCCCGTGTTACAGAAACGGGGTATCGCCGACGCTCAGAACACCGCGGCCGCAAGCGGCTCGCGTTTGATCCTGAGCTGTCGGACTACTCACTAACCGAATCCATTTATTCCACGGTCACCTTGACAGCAAGTAACCTAGGCCGTCATAGCCTTTTAGGCGTCGTCTAAGGCCTTTCTAAGCCCTCTGACGACTTCCTAAGTCTATTCTGCCTAGCTTGCAATCAAGGTACTTTCGCGGCATAAACGGCGGCTATTTAGCCCAATCAGTATCTACTATCGCTTTAAAGTCATACATAGCCCGCACTTTAGCTGTCTGTAAAAGCCAAAATGACTGACGCCGAAGTTTTTTGGCCGACTTATCGAAATCTATCCCACCTGAAGAGTATTGAGCCTCGTAGGTTTGCTGCTCAAACCTACGGTAAGAAGTAAGACGGCCGAAGTAGGTTTTAGTTTCAAATACATAATGAGCCAACTTACGGAAAGAAGTATCAAGCAAAGTATAATCTTGCGTCAAAAGTATAACACGTTTACCAATGCCTTTGCGTATCTGCATAAGAGTATCTCTCAATTCTTTTGGCAAATCCGACTTAAGCTGCGCTCGATAAGTAGAGTTAGCTTCATCAACAACTATTAGAACGGGTACATCAAATTGAGTGTAGAACACATCAAGAGACAAAGGGCCATCAACGAGAGAGACAGCCATATTCGAAAAAATGATCCCTAACGGGTATTTTTTCTTGAAATTAATCATTTCATTGAGTGCCGAAAAAGACTTTCCAGAACCAGTTTTACCAGCCACTATATCCACTCTAGCGTATTGATTAAAAGATGCCTTGTAATCCTTTTTAGCCTTGATTTTATCAACTATAGAAAGTAAGAAAGCAGCAATGAAAAGATGTATCGGTATCATGCACCAGCCCCCCTAATAAATGTAATAATGAATTTTACTACCCTATAAGTTAAATATGCCGTTTCTGTAGCGACTATAAAAGACATAGCAGATAAAAGAAAAGGTACGTCAAATTCATCGTTAAGAAGAAATCCAACAGACACAACATCGAAATCAAAATCCAAATTTGGAAGAAATCCAGCGAGTATCTCAATCAAAAATAAAACGATTTTAACAATAAAAGACATTATCATTTAGCAGCTATCCTTTCTTTAATTTTCATAACATATCCTAAAATAGCAAAACTAGCAATCATTCTAACCGAATATTTAGTAACCATTCGCCAATTTACATTCCCAACTCCTAAAGCACCAGCGCCATTTAATTCATTTGTACCCGCATTATCAAGAGCAGTTACCGTATTATGCCAAATAGGCAAAGAAGCATCATTTGCTGGATTATAAGTCGAACCATTGACCTTATTACCATTAGCCATAAATTTAATTTTAGTCATAGATGAATTAATAGCCTTTTTTACCTCATCTTCATCATAAATCAATAACTTTGAAGTCACTTTCAAAAAATCCCAAGGATTGTTAATTTCATCAGATTTATCTTTTTTTCCTGCATTATCAGAGTTAACCTTTTGACTATCCTTGTTTTTCTTTTCTGTTTCTGATTGTTTTTTAGCTTCTTCTTGAGACTTTCCAGACTTAATATCAGCCGTTTCTTTGTCATACTCTGCCTTGACATCAGACAGCTCAGCACCATCACGACCAGCAACAAACATAGCATTATATTGATAGTCAACAACGGATTTCCATCCGTCAGGTGAAGTAAGCCAAGGTTCTCGATTACCCTGAGCCCAATTTGTAGAAGATGGCATAGGTGAATCAACAGATAGCAACCTCAAATTAGGCTCTAATCTTTCAAACTCATCGATAACAAAAGAATTATCATCATTATAATTTTTTTTAAAATAAGTACTCACGGAAGAAGCATAAGCATACGCACCCTGATTTGCTCCATTTATATTTTCAGGCATTTCAAGACGTGTCATAAGCTTCTTATATTCAAGTGGTCTTCTCAGTTCATCAAATAAAAATGGTTGACCTGGTTGCGCTGCCGTATCAATTCTAATCCTAGTAGGAGAAACGACTAAATAAGAAACATAAACAGTATGTAATCTTTCAGTATATCTAGTTCCTTTTTCTTTATCAGGTGTTGAATAATCATCATACCTATATCTTTTTCTAATAGAGAAAATAGCTATCGAACCGCCCTCTGGAATATGAACATCTCGTTCAAAACCTCTATTCAAGACAACCTTATCACCAACATATAATTTCCCTTTTTCGGGAAAATCGTTCGGGCTTGATCCGAACAGTCTCTGTTCGACAGGCCCGACGACTCTTGGCTTTTTATCTTCTGCAAGCGCACGACCAACAGATAAAATAATCAATAAGCCTAAAATATATGTAATTATAATCTTGTCTAAAATGATCATTTTATCATCATCTTCTAAATCTTTAAAGATAGAAAAATAAACAGCAACGCAAGCAAAAGGAATCAAAACACACATTAAATAAAAAGAACTACCCATTGAAAAAACCCCCGAAAAGAGCCTTGAGAGCATACCCTACTACAATAATAAATATCGCAATCATAGTTCCGATGGTTGCCAATTGAGGAATAGTCGACTTCGTATCAAGTTTTACTTCCTGATTTTTTTCTTTAATCTCAGTAAGCAGCTTTACCACCTTTTCGTCATTGTATAAGACCTGGTCTTTTTGCTTAAAGTTATCACCTCTTAACTCATTTAAAATCTCTGATGTATCTTTGGAATTATCTTCAGACCTCTCTTGTATCTTAGATAAGTAATAAAGTGTTAACTGATTAGTTGCGTATGCGTGTCTTTGCATTTTCACAGTTTCCTCAGGCGTCCACTTCTCCCCTCTTACCTGTTTAGCTTGCAACTGGATATATTCATTTATATCCATTCTTTCATCTTCTAAAGCTTTAATATCTTCTTTTGACAAGTCCATTGTATAACTCCTTTTCTCTCAAAATTAATCTCTCAAAAATTTCCGTCTTATTCTCCCCACTGTACTGCTGAACAGCAAGCAGGGCGAAATAAGCGGCATCAGATATGCATAGGTGCAAGTGTTTATCTTTCAAGGTAACATCTCCTTACCAACAATAATGTAATCAAAAGTCCATTTTCTCAAATCAGAAAAATAAAGACTATCAAAATAAAACCAACCAGAAGAAAGAACTTTGTAACAGTGTTCACCATTTACCATAGTTTTCTTTGTCAAAATTTGATTAAGCTGAAACAAGTCATTGAGATTTCTCAAAGCCCAAGTAGTCATTAGCTTGTATCTCTTCCCGTCAAAATACTCCAAATAAAAAACATACTTTCTGCCTACTTTTCTAGCTGTAATTCTAAAAGATTTATTTTCCATATATAAGTTATTGTACATGCTCCTGGAAAAGTAAAAGGCCAAAGCCTATTACTTTATTAAGCTGCACGACGGATAAAACTAATTACAGCACCAAGACCTGCAAGGGTAGCAACTACACCAAGCACAGACGGAAAATAAGCTGAAACAGTAGTACCAATCGCTTTGATAGCTTCTGCTGAACCTTCGACCATGTTCAATCTCCTTTCAAAACTTTTTTCTTTTTGCCGACCGCCCAACCCTCATATAAACTAAACGGTTTTCACGTCAGTTACTGCAAATTTACCTTTCGGTGTCAAATAACCAGACAATTCAACATCTACAGGATATTTCAACACCTGATTTAAAATTTTATTCGCAAGGGAAACATCACAAGACAAAGTCACGACTGGCAAAGGCTCGTTCTTAGGAGCGTTGTTGTCATAACAAGTAATTTTACCACCTGAGACACGTTCTTTTGCGTCATTCTCAAAGTCGTAAGTTGAAACAGACAAGAGCTTATAACTCATTTTTCTATACCTCTCTTATTTTTTTAATGTCTTATAAGAGGCCTTTCATTTTTTATATATCAAGCTCTTAACTTGATGAAACTATTATATCAAATCTCTTTAAACATGTAAAGTTATTTTAAGGTTATTTTAAGTCAGTTGTTGTAAAAATGTCCAAATCGTTCAAAATTTGTTCAATGAATTGCGGGTTACGCTGCAATTCTTTTTTTATCCATGGTTTTACTTGTTTTTCATAATAACAGGACTGTTCCTCAAAATCTTTTTGTTTAAGCGTATCAACTATATCGCCAAGTTCCCCAAAATCAATATCAAGATACTTGCTAGACAAAGTAGTAAAAATATCAACAGGATTTTGAGAAGATAGGATATACTCTCTTGCTAATCTACCTTTTAACTGAAACTCAAACCTGACCCAATTTCGGAGGAAATCATCATCGGACTTGTTAAGCTGACCGCCTTTTTCGTAAATCCTTAAAATCAAATCATTAGAGCCGAAATAAAAAGTACGACCACCACCAGAGCCGAAAGACTCCAAGGTCTTTTTATGTTTTAACCTTTTTACCAAAGGAACAAAATCAGAAATATCTTCCCAGGAAGCAAGATTGACATCTAAACATGTATCTATCCGAGAAACATTGTCGAGTTTACAAAGTTTTAAAAGATTATCATAAACCCCTCTGTCATCAAAACCAGATTTCTCAACCCAATTCTTAACTCCGTTACCTTTATCTAAAACTTTCGACCTAATGTTTAGCTCTGGCTCTGAAAAATCCCAA